GTTTGGACATCAGGGTCAAGACGTGAAAAGAGTTCACTAACGCCTGTATTTATATCTCCATAGGTATTGAAGGGAGTATCTTTTCTCTTAAAGTATCTAAGAGCTTGTATTAATGTTGCAGTCTTTATATCTTCGGGTACTGCTGAATAACCCCACTTCGCAGTAATTTCTATATTGTTTTTTATGCTTGGGTCAAATCTCTCTGAGCTTCTTGTATCAAGAATAGTAATCTTGTTATAAGGCTCGTAGTATGTTGTGCCACCAGTAATCTTTATGACTCTAGGATTGGTTGGCTCGACAATGTAGTCAGTATTTAAAGTTAATGTAGTTTCAAAAGTTCCGTCATCATTATCATCTAGCTTTACTATCAAGCCAGTTGTTGTAGAGATGTCAGGTGTATCAAGATAGATAGAGCTTTTAGGTGTAAAAGTTTTTACAACAACACTCTCATCTTGCGAGAATTTCCTACCACAAATTGAATCGATTAATCTACAAGCAGAATCAATAGCAATATCTATATTATTATCTTGTGCCGTACCTGTTAATCCAATATATGCTTTTAAATCATCTTTGTCGACATACTGAGTATGAGCCATTTAAGACCTACTTAGCTTTATTTTCTTTAGGTGCTTTTGCTTTGGTTGTAACAAATTTAAGAGCTTTATAATCTGCGTCACTCATCTCTTGACCTGCACGACCCATTAGTTTTCCTTTATTCCAACCTTTAGGAAGTCCGTCATTTGATTCGGCACATTCGCCTTTTTCATTACACCAAATATCTTTTTTTAATATCATAATTTCCTTTTTGCTTAATGTCCCACCCTCATAAGATGAATGGGACATCAAAGCCATTTTATCTAATTTCTTAGAAGTTTGTGATTGAACAGAACGCAGTAGCTCTATAAATAGGCATACCGAGTCTTACTGTTGCCTTCATAACGACAATGTCTTTTACGAAGTTCTCATCGTGTGAATCAGACATAGCAACTTCCATACCTTGTCTTGCGACAATGTGAATTGCTTGTCCACCACCGAATACACCAACAATAACTGTTCCTGCACCTGCTTCTGTTGATAATACAACAGGAAGTCCCCAAAGGGTAGGTGCAACGCCACCACCGAATTGTCCTGCACCAACAAATAGAGGGTTTAAGCTACCACTTGTTGTAACTGCATTGACTTCGGTAACGAGTTGATACCAGTCGGAAGGGTGCATAATAATTGCGTCAGGTGTTAAGAAGCTATCTTTCTGAATTTCAGTAATTGCTTCATAAACTTGACCAATTCTTTTTAGGTTTCCTGAGAAACTTGAGAAATCAAAAGTGTTGATTCCTGATTTATTCAAGATACCTGTTAGGTTAGCACCTGAGCCTGACCCACCAATCATTTGGTCGGAGACTGCAAGTCTTACCATTGTTTGTAATCTTGAATCAAGATAACCTTGTACTGCTGAAACGTCAGCTAACAATTCTTCTGTTACAGGAAGGAAAGCACCAATCTTACGAATGTTCTCTGTTCTTTCTGTAAAAGCTAATGCGTTTTCGCCTAAAGCTGAGCCTTCGGCAGTTGCAGTAGCATTGTTAGTGAATGTTGTTTCTTCCAAATACTTGTATTGATAGTTATCAGTTGTGATTGTATCAATAAGGTCAGGTATTTGTAATGGGTCAAGTGTAGCAGTAGGTACTACTAAGTCTGACCTTGTAACAGCAGGTGGGTAACCTGATTCTGTTAAAGTAGTTTTTAATTCTACTTGTGGATTCCACTTAAGTTCGGAGTTAATGTTCTTTTGTCCATTTTCCATAAAACTTTTGTAAGCATTAGAGTCCATAAATTGACCACCAAGAGATTTTCTTACTTCTTTTGGCTCGTCATTGTGGATAGGCATTGATTTAACTTCTTTGCCTTTTTCTAATGCGTCCTCAAGTCTTGCTTCTTGAACTTCAAGAGCGTTTAACTCGTTTACTTTTTCATTAAGTTTTTCAATCTCGATATTTCTATCTTCGATAGCTTGTTTTTTCTCAACAGAAATTTCTGAGCCACTTTCAAAAGTGTCCTTCATTTCTTTGATAGCACCAAACTGTGTTTCTCTTAATGCGTGGAGTTCCTGATTGAGTTCTGTTAATTTACTCATTCCTTTTCTCCTTCAATAGTTATGCCTTGACTTTGTGCCAAGACTTCTTGAGTTGTTAACCATAGTTTGTCTAATTCATCAGAAGGTTGCTTTGCTTCTTCTTGTTCTGCACTTAGTCCAAGAATTGAGTCTAAATCGTTATAGACTTCTTGGATTCGGTCTTGAATCTGCATAAGTGAATCTTGAGCAGACTTGGATAACATTTTGCCTTTTTCTAAGCGTAAAGAAGTAAGTTCTTTTGCTCTATCAATGAAACTGTCGATTGTGTTAAGCACACTCTTGGCTTCATCTGTGAATCTAAG